CCTCACCTTGTCACCATTTTCGGATTGAAGAATCAATTCCGTAGGACAGGAGCTGGGCGGAACAAAACTTTGTTTCGCTCGAGCGTATGATACGCTGGCCCTTGTAACCAACCATGGGCTACGCACTCCTCATGCGCCAACTGTAGTAGCTGGTGAGGCAACGCCTCATCCAAGCCTAGTACAGGGCCTTCGAGAGAGTTATGGCTAGATGACTCACTCAATACCGCTTTGAGAAGCCCACCGGGGGCAAACTCATCGCGGAATGCAGACCTCATGAACGGGATATCGTCCCTTAGTTCGTGGTGTCTGCAAATGGTGCGGTACGGGCGCACTCCCTTCTTCAGTGTAAGGGGTGCACCCCAGATCGTCTTTCCACTGAAATTTCGATCTGCCGCACGGTGGACATACCGTGTCATGAATCGCTTTGCGATATTCATGCCTTTTCCCCCATTTGCGCGGGAACTTTGGTATCCTCCATTTGCCGAAAGGGAAATATGTGGTCTCGGAAGGGCATTAGCCTTCTCGATGAAATTTCCCATCCTTAGCATCGCAGCGCTTGTCTCAAACATCTGCGATTCCGAGAGCTCAATTCTTCTAATAAATTGAACCCTCATGCTTTCCACTTCCTCTTCGAACCTCTTGTCATCAAGGGGAGGAGGCGGTGCGGAGCGTCTTTGAATTAAGTACGCTACCGACTTGATAGCAGCGTCCGGTACTTTGCCCAGATCGCCTAGCACCTTTGCAAGTGCTATGTGTTTAAGTGCTGGAAACATCTCAAACCAGAGTGGACCCAGAGATCCATTCTTTGTGCCTGGAACCCCGCAAGGCGCGGGGTTTCGACTATCAGGCTTGACCTTATTGCTATAGTGCAAGATATGTAAGGTTAACCGCTTGTACTCGGACATAAAGCCGTGATACGAGTGGATTGCATTGGTGATACACCAACGCCACAATCTTTTGTGAAGAAGTGTGAGTGGCTCCCCGATTAAATCAGGGCTTGCCGCGAGGAAATTTGCCTCTATACTGCGCCAGAGAAGCACAATGCGTTTGACCGTGTCAAAAGACGCATTGGCGTACTTAACGAGTACATCTTTGGGTAATGATTTATAGTATGATAGTTTTTGTAACTGTGCTAAGATCTTAGCAGGGCTACGTCGCCACAGGTCTATGACCTGCACTTCGCCAGAGTAGAACGATCCAAGGATCGTCCTATCCAAGGTCCGAACGCAACGAAGCCCCTGAGGTGTCTTCGTTGACGGCCAGACCATGAGCAAAATTT